CTCCGATAATTCCATAGCCCAGCGTACCGAAGTACCATTGAGTATGCAGAGAATAATGAACGAGAGAATTGACCCCATCAACTGGCCCTCTTCTTGTAAGAGGAATTCGCCAGATTTGTCAGGGTTCTCGATGTAATGGTTTGTGAGTGTCGCGAAAAGTACATCGCGATACTGCGCAGGAACCTGAAGTTCCTCGAGTATACACTCCAAACAATATTCCGAGAATATCTTTCTCTGTTCATTGGTAGCGTCCCGATAATCTCCCGAGAGCCATGCTTCATCAATACCTAATTGACGGAGACGTTCCATTATTTCAGGAGTCACCATTTTCCCAATTAATTGGAAACATGGGTGACGACGAAGGATATTGTGCATAAACTTCTGTAGCCAATGGCTAAGGAAGTTGAACTGTGCAGTTCCCTTCGTAATGTTCCTGAATTTCAGAGCTTCATACAAGGTTTGTATTTTAACCTTATTTTGCTCAGGTAACGTCTCTAACAAGAAGTTATAGAAAACACGGTAACGGTCTTCAAGACGAGTAGAGTCGACATCAATTGCATCAGCAAGAGTCGAATCCGGATTTGATTCACGTGCGCGCTGTTCGGCGGCGTGGACACCGTCCACTGCTCCAGCGTCTCTAAGTTCCCGGTAGGATAGAGTAGGTACGAAGTTCTCTTGGATTGATTGAACTTTGTCAATCCTTACAAGGGGTGTCACAACCTCCTTGAGATCTTCTAACTCCATCGCTAACCGGCTGATGTCGGCGAGAGCACCACCATCACCTCTGGTGGTGGTGCAGGTTGCAGAAAGAGTGGGCATGAAGGGTTTGTAAATTGCGTCGACCGAAAATTCGGCGTGTCTGCAAATCTCCTTCACTGTCCTCTTAATCTGGAACTTCATCTCGTCCTCACTTAGCCAATTTTGCTTGGATACGCGTTCTCCATTTTCAGCCTTGACCTTCGTATCCTTCCTACCAATAAATTTCCTTTTGGTAATGGAGGGTCGTGGAGTCGTTAACTTGGCAAAAGTCTCACGTGCAGAAGCCATCGCCTTCCAGGGTGATAGTTTCGGCATAAGAGATTTAGAAGAGGAAACTGAGAGCACAAAAGACAGGAACTGAACTGTTTCAGTCTTTTGCAGGTGTCTAGCCCAT